GCAATGTGAGGGCCAACAGAATCACCAACACCACCGCGCACGTCACTGCGCCCACCCCGACCCATGCCGTGCGTCCATCCCGTCACGGAACACCCGCAACCGACGACCCAACCAAAAACCCGCCATGAGCAGAACCGCCCAGACAGCAAGCCCCACAAACGCACTCACGATGCAGCCTCCTCCGGAGCAGTCACCCCATGAACCAGCGACTCCACAACCGGCCGCCGCACATCAGTCATCGGATGACCACGCAGCCACAAATCCAACTGGTAAGCCATCGCAGACCTCTCAGCACACACCCGCCGATACCGCTCCAGCAGATCGACCGCCGTGGACGCCTCTAAGTCGGCCTCCAACTCCTCGACCCGACACTTGAGACCCTCGACCTGCTCCCGCCAAAACTCCACACACAACCGGTAATCCGAACCCACACCCGACAACAACCGGTCAGCCAACTCACCCAGAGAATCATCAATGGCAGTCACGACGACACCTCCGCAGCAGCAGCGAAGACGGCGGCGTGCATCCGCCTCGCGCCAACGACATTCGAGCAAGCAGCAGACACACCAGCAAGGCCTTCACCTGTCGCCGCAAAGGCATCCACATGAGGCTTCACTTCTGCCTCTATTGCGTCGAGTTCGGCATTGACCCGATCTACTTCCACCACCGCATAACCAGCGGCCTTGAGTGCATCGAGCTGATGTGCCGCGATGTCGTCGTACTCCCCGACCGCACTGCCGCAACGGCATATCGTGCCGCCGTACACATACTGATGCTGAGCCAACACTTCCGCCGCGCTCATGGGTTGCCTGCTTTGTGGGCCCCACGCACACACCACGGACAGTGGCCAAACCAATAGCCATGAGCACAAGGACGCTTCACGACGCCCTCGGCTCATACGAGTTGGAGCGCATCCACGAATCCACGTCCTCGGCAGCGATCCTGTAATGCCGGCCCTTCCTGCCCACAGCGGAAGCCGGCAACTCCCCCTGCTTCACTGCGTCCCGGATCGTCGCGGCCGACACCTTCGCGTGCTCAGCGGCCTCAACCGCCGTCAACCAAACAGTCATGAGTTGTCCTTCATCGCATGGAGGGTGATTGTGAGCTGGTCAATGACGGCGGAAAGCTCCTCTGCCGTCAAGAGAGTCGACGCAACCGCCGGATCGTTCATAATGCCCAGATAGGCGAACTGACTGAACACCGCCGACTTCTCGATCTCCCCCAGCCCGACAGTGACGACTCGACCGTTCGCGGTGACGAACTCCCACGGTTCGGCGTAATGCACGAAGCTTTGATGTTCGTTGGTCATGCGGGCACCCAGCCCCTCGGGTCGACGTTCGTTGGGACGGGGCGGACGTAGAAGCAGTTGGTCCCACCGAACCCGAGGACGTACACCGTTTCGCAGTGGTACCAAGTGCCGTCCGGTCGGGGCGGGTAGTCGCAGAACCCGCCACCGGAACCGAACGCGAACCCCTGGCCGCATTGACCGGGCATCGCCTCGGCCTCCGGTGACGCCAGCAGCATCGACCCCACCGCAGCAACAGCCGCGAGAGAAGCAAGGACAGTACTGTTCTTCACGATGCGATCTCCTCAAGATTGGGTTCGGGCCATACGATTCGGCTGGACTTCTCGACTACGGCTGTCGCACCGAATGACTCGATGAGGTCGGCGCGCTTCTTCGCCGTCGAGTGGGAGCCGTAAACCTTGTTGGTAACCGGCCACACAAACTCAGCGGTACCGAGCATTTCGGTGTAGTTGCCTTCCGGTCGCCAACCTGGTGGCTGCCAACCGGGGGTAGGAATCCAGTAGTCGGAGTCCTCGTCGATGCACTCGAAGGCACCCTCGGGATAAGAGGTGACACGGACGCGATATAGGTAGTCGCCGGTGAATTTCATGCGGCACCGCCGGTAATCTTCGGCGGGAGAACCAGGTCGCCGTGCTCACGGACGTAGTCCGTGATCCACTTCCAAGCGATGTCCTGGCCGCGAGGATTCAGTTTGGTGGTAGCCGTGGGGTGGCCGTCCTCAGTGATGTCTTTCTGAGTCCAGGCCCATCCCGATTTGACGGCGTGCGCGGTGGCGTGATTGCGGTCTGCGCGGTGGCCATCGATGAGCATGTTCTTGCGGCGGAGGAGTTCGTAAACCTGCTCCTGCAGAATGTTGATGTTTTGCTTCATGCCCCACTGCTGGACCTCACGGGCGTATGCCTGACGGTTGATGGCCCTTGCGTTCGCCGTGTGGGCTTCTGACTTTGCAACGAGGGGGGCATCCTTCTCGATGCGAGAGTGCAGTGCCGTGTTCTCCGCTGTGAGCGCCTTGTTTCGTCCGACGAGAATGTTCATTGCTCGCTGGATGATCTGGTCATCGGTATGTGCGACCTGCTCGACGGTCAATAGGTAATCGCGGACCCTGCGAGCAACGTCTGAATCGCGGAGCAACATGCCGAGACGTAGGACAGCGCGGCGGGGCAGCAGGCCGATGGACCGAGCGCGAGAGTCGATGTTTGAGAGGGACGCAATGTCCCTCTCAAATTCCTCTCGACCAACGACCCGATACCCGTCGCTGTCAATCTCCGCGCGGTTGCGTGTGATGACCTTGCGGATGGATTCAATGTCTACTTCGTAGAAGCGTGCAGCCTCTGTAGTAGTGACGTGCATGTCGTCCGGGAGCATCGCCAGTACCCCGACTTTGTTGAGCACGTCGGTCCTGTCGGCGAGCGAATCCCTCTCCGCCTTAGCGGAAGGTAAAGTCAGATCTGACATTCGAGCTCCTATCTCGTTGTCGGCGCCCTCAACCCCTGACCGGGTTGGGGGCCTTTTGTTATGCGGCTGAGTTCTCGTCGTCTGGGACGACGGCGAACAGATCGGCGAACCATTCGGGTCCGAACGCTCCGATAAGGCCGGCGATGAACTTCGGCCCTGGAGCCGCCTTGCCGGTGAGGACGCGGGACACCGTGGCGGCGTCCATGTCGATCAGTTCGGCGAGCTGCTTATCCGTCTCAATCCGCGCCAGTTTGCGGATCTTGTTCAGTCCTTCTGGCTTGAGAGCAAGAGTGGCCAACACGATCGCCCCCTTCCTTGACCTGCGATGTTGCGTGAACGTACGTAACTGTACGCACGTCATTACGCCAACGCAATCACGACAGGTCACGATTTGATAACGCAGCGCTTGCGCAAGCGTCTACCGCGCTCTAGCTGCGAAATCCGGTGCTTGTAATTCGTTGACCACACGGGTTGCGCGAACGCAACGCCGTTCAGGTGCCGGAAATGGTTGCGTCAACGCACTAATGTCCACCGCATGGACGAACCCACGTGGTGGACCTACATCAGGTCCGTAGCGCACACCGAAGTGCTACAGCCCATCGCGGACGCTGCCGGGGTCAGCACACCCCAGGCGTCACGCTGGAAGTCTGGGCAGAACAAGCCCGATGCCGACAAGCTCGTGCGGCTCGCACGGCACTATCAGCAACCGCCTGTCGCGGCCCTGATAGCCGGTGGATACCTCACCAAGGAAGAGGCTCACGCCGTCGTCGAGATCCAACGTGGGGCCGGCGACCTCACAGATGAAGAGCTACTTGAAGAAGTGCAGAGACGAATGAAGGAGTTACGAGATGCCGTGGAAGCTTCGCAGAAATCGTCAACATCGGAGACGCTCAACGAAGACGAGGAGGTGACGTTGTCCGGGAAGCGCCGGAAGAAGTCAGACGACGTGAAGCCGAACGATCCCCTCGGGGGGCTGCGAAAGAAGCCTGGAGTACGCGGGGCCGAGTAGCCCGTTTAAGGCGACGACTTCGGCGATAGTCAGGTCGGAGGGGGTGATGGTGTCGAGCATGTCTCGGATCATCTTGACGAGCCAGTTGCGGTTTTCCTCCGCTTTGTCGGGGTCGTCTCCGAGGTAGGCGAGGGTTGCGGTGATGTGTTGCAGGATGACGTTCTTCTCGTCTTGGAACGTCTCTGGTTGTGCCACTCTGTTTCTCCCCCTTGGGTGTTGTCCGACCCGGTTGTGAACGTATGGCAAAGCTCCGACAAACTTCTACCGATTGTCCAGATGCCGCAATGCGGTACCGAAGGTCCGTTAACTTAACGGGGTTTACCCAACTTCGGCGTGTCGCTGGGGATGTTCTGACTACACCCGTAGCCAGAACTACTCGCAGTTACCGAGCAGTCCTCGCAAAGTCTGACACCAGCGATAATTTATCGTTACCCTGTCCGTCCGACGGTCGGCGGACAACAACAGCAAGGGGGAAGCACGCATGTTGAAGATCGTCTGCGCCACAGTCCTGGGGGGTGTGCTGCTCGTGGGGTGCAGCCCAACC